AGCATAAGCACCGCGCCAAGGAATGAATTTGAACTCAACAAACCAATTAAGTTTTTCAAGTTTTTCATCGTTGCATTCCCAGTTGCGACGTAGAGCCAAGACTTTGCTGCTTGACTCGTCAATAGTTAAAATGTATGGTGCACGCTTGCCGTCTGTTTCAGGATCATCATCAAGACGCATGAAGCAAGTGATCTCATAAACACGACGCATACCATCAATGTTTTTAGATGGCTCAGACTTACCTTCAATCTTGTTGTTGGCCTTTTCAGATTGAGTCTGGTCTGTTAATGGTGCATCAGAAGTATAATCAAAGTTATCCAAGTCACGATAGATACCAGAATCAACACGTTGTTGATATGTATCTTCAGTAATGTCTTGTTGCTCTGTTACACGCTGTGATGTATAGAAGTTGGTTGTTGAATAGGGTAGAATGATATTATCAATCGGTACCCATTCACAAGTAGGACGCTTTTGTTCCTCGTCAAAACGCCACTTAAGAAACTGTGAGCCACCTAATGGTAGCTGAGTAAGCAACTGCTCCATCTCATCGCGGTACTCAGCGATTTGTTCTGACAGCTGCCAGTTAAGGAAGTTAACCTTGCGATCTGCTACTTCTTGTTTTTGTTTTCCGTCTTCACCTCGGATATTGGATTTAACAATTCCGTCTGATGGGAGTAACTCTTTGGCAGACGAGGCTGCAAAGTCGACACAGGCTTCTGCCATAACGGGGTGGACAACTTTAGAAGCTCCATCAAAAGTAGCGCCACCAGGAGCGTCTTTACCCAAGCCAGTGCGGCGCAGACCTTCTTCGTACTGTTTATCGCGTTGTGAACGCGCTTCTTTGTCGACATCAATGTAGTCCAGGTATTCTGTGGCTAAACTATCCAACTCACCCTCATCGAACTCTTCTGCTAAGTTAGCATAAAATTCTGGGTTTTTAAGTGGACTGCTTTTTTCAATATAGTTTACTACCACGGAACCGTCGTCTAATTCAATGACTTCTTCTTCTACTTCAGAGGGTTCTAAGCCTAGTTCTTCTTCGTATGCCTGCATGTCAGCTTCTTGCTGAGTTGCTTCTTGTATATCTTCTTCACGGTCAAGACCGGGCAGATTGCCGCCAGTTTGAATCGGGATTTGTGGATTTGCCATAGATTATTTTTAGTTTTTGCTGAAACATCAGCAATTAAGAATTTGGTGGGCAAGAGTATGCCCTTAATTTAACTAATACGCTAAATGTGTGTAAACCGCCCTACTGCGCGTACGGGTTGGCATATTTCTTTCTTGCTATGTCATCTGAGTAGTCATAATCACGCACTGGCAGTGGATCTAACTGTAACCAGCCCTGATCTCGCAAAATACGTAATGCCTGTGATAATGCGTCTACATAGTCATCATGCCCTTGTGCTTCAGGAAATGAACACACTTGGCGTATGAAACGCTTAGCCCATTCTGCAAATTCACCCTTTTTGACTGGGTCTTCTGGAATGTAGGCCTTTCCTTTAGCTACTAGCGGGGCTACAATGTTCAGTCGTTGAATCTTATCCGCTCTACCGGGGTTATATCCCTGTACTGGTATTCCAGATCCCCTAAGCTCTTGAATCAGTGAGATACCCGCAGACTTGTCCTCCATGAGGATGAGGTCTGCCTTACGGCCCTTACCAAACTCATTGTCAGCGCCGTACACTACCTCTTTGAAGTCGTTGATAACCTTACGTCGTAACTCTGGGTAGGATAAGTGCTCGTCCCAAGCGTCAAGAAGGATGGCACACATTCCTCCATCCAGTTCTTGGAATACTCCCCACACTTCACAAGCAGTTGGGTCGTTGATTGTTTTTTCAGATGTCGCGGGGTCATACGACGCAAGGACATACTCGAGTGTGGGTGTTGGCTTATCGGCGGGCCACATTTTAAACTGCTTACGCTTGATGATACCGGTTGATTCGGGATCCAGGATTTCTCCGTAGATCTCTTGCCTGCCCATATCGGTGCCGTCGTAGGTCTCAAGCTGTTTAAAGAAGGTTGCTGATAAGTTGTCTCGGTTGTCATAAGATGAGGCGTTGACCATGTACACGTCGCCACCGATTTTTCCTTCAGCTAGGTCTACAATTGTTTCCCTTGGCTTTGGGGTGGTGGTAATAATCTGCTGCACTCGGGCCAGCCTTGGGTCCTTAAGACGGAGGGTAAACTGTACACCATCGTAGGCTTCGTCGAGGTAATCAAATGCACACAGCTCGTCGAACCAGGCTCCATGGAATTGTTTACCGCGGTAACGTTCTGGCTCTGAGGCTGGAATCCCCTGGATGATGGATCCGTTAATAAGGGTAATCTCGAAGAGGGACTTGTTGTAATCCCGTATAAGTGAAGAGGGGATGATATTGATAAGTCCGGAGTCTCCCTCAAAACAAGTTGCACGTATATCATTGGAGGTTGGGGCAGTGACGAGCCAGCGGGTGTTGTCGTATACCCAAGCACGAATGCCAATCCAATGAGACGCAGTGTGCGTCTTGCCAGACCCCCGGCCCGCAAGCATAAGAAACGTATCATACTCTCCATCCTCTGGTTCTTTTTGGTGTGGTAATGCCTGCAATGACCACTTGATACGCCATAGGGCAGCATCGAGCTCTGGCGCGGGCCAATGCTGCCTTGCTGCTGCAAACTTAGTGAGCTCGGCGGTTTGTTTTGTTGTTAATGACATGCTATAAATCCTTCTCCTACGAGAAATGAGCCGTCTGGTCCGTCTGTCTCGATATGTACACAGCCTTGCGGCTCAATCTCATAGACGTCAGTGATAAGGCGCGCCGCTTGGCGTACCTTGATGGGCTTTGGTGTCTGGGAACCAAGTAATTTTAGCTTGGTTTTAATTAAGAGGGTGTATTCCCTGTAGTCTTCGCGGTAATTAAGGCTGGTTCTGCACCCAAGGGACTCAGCAAGGTACTGCACCTGCTTCATTAGTAGTTTATTTTTGGTTGTTAGTCTAAATCTATCTAACTTTTGGTTATATAGACTTCTTTTTGAGTGCATAATACCACTTAAGAGCTCCAACCGCTGTTCCGCGGACGATAGTAGGTAGTTGTTGGGTATGTTGGTTGGTATATTGGGTAGTAGGTGGGTTTTAATGGACGGGTTTACCAAGAAAGTGGTGCGTCCGTTGCGTAGGTGCCACTTTTCAATCATCTGATAGCCTGCGTCTTTGAATTTTTCTTTGACATTGGCCTCAACATCGGCAAATGTACTAATTTTTCCGTCTTTGTGGTGGTTAAAAAACCAATATCCAAACACAAACGGGGGTACAGGTAGGTCTTTGTGGGGGAGTTGTAGTAAGCCAGCGGTCGGAATGGAGTATTCAAACCGGCCTCTGTCCTTTGTTAAGGGCATTGTGGCTATTTTTGAGATGGGTGTGAGGCTAAGGGGTCGCCTGAACTTTAGCTTGCCCTTGTACTCATTGGCACGTCTGCGGTATTTATTGTTTTCCAGCGGCAGTGTGAGGTGTTCGTCGCCTGCCACGGTCAGTCCATCAATAAGCTGGACCTCGTAGCAGCTCTGTGCTCTGTATTGCTGGATTAGCTTGATGGTTGCGGGTTGGCCTAAGCGGTCGAACACCACATCACCTTCGACTAGGTCGTAAGCAAACTTCCAGTAGTCAAGGGTAAGAACCCGTTCTGTTGCTAGTATCGCCATAAAAGTTATCTAAGACCCAACGGTCTAACCATTTTCCCAAGGGGGTGCGGATGTTGTTCTGGACCTTGACTGGCAGGTTTTGAATTTTGAGTGCGTCCTCTGATAGCTTTAAACGAAACTCTAAGTACTTTACTGTTTCGTGGTCTAGTATCTCAACGGGCGCGTCTGCCATGTCAAAGTTGTGCAAATCGCATACCAATATCCGCAAGCCTCTCAACTTACCGGCGGGGCTTTCCAGCGCGCCTTGGATTTGATAAACGTATTTGTTCATATACCTACTAATACGCACTTTTATGGATTTGTGCCTTTACCCCACCATATTTCAGAATAGTCTAGCACGGGTATGTTTACAACCACACAAGCCTTTTCTCTTTCCTGGGGGTCGGCTTTTATTTCAATTAACGCCGCTTCTACATCGTCTTCAGGAACTTGAGACAGTTCAAACCACTCTCTGTTTCCTCGCAGTTTAGCAAACCCTAAGTCTACAAGTTTTTTATGAACAAGTTTATCAGTTACCCAGTCTGCAGTCTGCCAAGACGCTATAAATTTTAATTGTTCGGGATTAGACGCATTGTCTTGGGCTTGGATTCGTTTTTCTGGGTCTGTTGTGGTTTCACCAATTTTATACCAGTTTTTTGTTTGGTAGGTTGGTGTTGTGTAAAGATAGATAATCTTCATTTGATACTCCTAGATAGTTGTTTGGGGGTGATAGGTAAGTCTTGGATCTAGGCCAAGACAATGTTGTCGACACACTGTCCCTATCTACTCTTACTAATACGCACAGTTCTATATAACCGCCCTAAGCCAAAAACAGGCTTTTATTGGTTTCTATATAACTAAAAGTTTTGTTTGACAGGGAGTGGCAGTCTTGGCAGTCTTTATTCCAACTCAGGTGCTCCTCATCAATTTACTTTTTTGTTTTAAAAAAAA